CGGACGAAATCATGAACTCGCTTGAGAAGCGTGAAGAGCAGCGTGCCACATCTAACCGAGGTGTTACCCCCACCGAGAAGAACATGTTCCTTGATGAGGTGCTGCAGCGTTCTAGGGAAGCGGCTACGAAGGCTGAGCGCGAAAACAAACGCCCATAAAAAAAACCCCCGGTGTTTAGCCGGGGGTAAGGTGGAGTTAACCACCAAGGAGGAGAGAACGTCAACAACTAGCAACCTACTAGTGCAGAGACTTTAACTCAGACTCGCCAAACGCGCAAGCCTTTGATACCGTCCACGATCACCACCTTCGTGAGGACTTCCATGTGTAATCGTTTGGATACAGTCTGGAGTGATTGGCGTGCGGCTTTGTGGTCAACGCAGGGTACAAAAAACGAGTACCCCTTGTGGAATTTAGACCAGTCAATCTGATACGAGACTGTCTCGATCTTCATTTGCTAGCATCGCATCTACTTGGAGGAACTCGGAGTTGGATGTATCAAACTTGAGCACACGGACTGCGGGGGATACGACCTTCATACCCTTGGCCATACGCTTGTTCATGGTCTCCAAAAAGACCTCGGCTTCGGTAAGTTTGGCCAGCAGGTTCTTATAGTTGACTTGCCGCTCTACGCAGAAGTCCTTGAATTTCTTGGCCGAAATATACAGGTGCTTAGTGTCTGGCTCGTAGCGTATCAGCAGCTCCCCCCGTGGTTCCAGAGACGGCATCGAGACTAGATTGCTTCGGGCATCCACTTCACCGTTAACCACCAGTGTGTTGAAGATGTGCGCGTTGATGAACTCGCCTAGGGCCGATGCTGGGTTGGATATTGGGGGTTTCACATCTACACGCATATCGGACAGCATCGTCTTCATCCATGCGTACACAGCAGCCATATCGTAGTCGTGCAAGCCAAGGCTTCGTGCGATCAAACCGCCAGTGATGTTGCACGCTGCCTGTGCCGACCAGAAACGCTCCCGGCTTGTGAACTGAACTTCCTTGTCGATGCGTGCCTGTACTTTCTTGAGTAGGTCTTTGGCTTCTTCCAGATTGTTTACCAGCCAGCTAATGAAAACCTCACCTGCGTGGCCATAGTTCTCCTGCAGTTGATGGTCAAACATCTCCTTACCGCGTGCTACGCCGATGACATTGTTGGGCTCAATCTTATACTCCATCAGACGCACGGACTCGCCATCTGGGGTGCTCTTGAACGTGGACAGCTTCTCGTGGAAGCTAGCGTTGGATGATGCCAGCGTCATGTTGTTCCATGAGGTGTTGTTGAGGCGCAGTGCATTGGTTGAGCCTGTCATGCGGTTCTTGCCTCGGCCATGGCTGATACCGTAGGCCAAGTCCGAGAAGTCCTTCGGCAGCATGTTGGTGATTTCGTCGATCGTATTGGGCAGGTTGTTCATAACCCCCAGCTGCTGCATCTTGGCGTTGAACGTATCCTTCTCAATGGCCATCAGCTCCTTGGGTTGGCCATACACACTGTTGCACATACGCAGGATGGTGGACTTGCCTGAACCTGCCATCTCGTAGATGACGTTGAGGATTGCACCGTCCAAGCCTGTGAACTTCATGAGCGGTGAGCCGAACGCTGTCAGTGCGGCAAACGCATGGGGCTCCATACCCGGCAGGGCGTAGAGGTTGAACACTTCCTTCCACTTGTCGAAGTCACCCTTAGCGTGAATCTTGTTGGCGAAGAATTCTGTTGTCGTAGTCGGCGGGCTGTAGAACGTGCCGTCCTTGGTAATCTCCCGATCGCCCATAATGAACTTGCTGTCGCCCTCTACCCATCCAAATTGTGTTCTCATAATGTCCGCTTTCTTTGCATACTGCATGTTTTTTACAAACGTGACCACGTAGGTAGCCAAGTTTTCGTACTGCTTGTGGTGAGCCATTACCCCTTGCTGGGCTAGCGCTTTACGCAACTCATCCTTAGACGAGATGGCCGCAGTGGAAATCGCAAACTCCCGTATCCCATCGTGCGGTAGGTGCAACCTGAACAAGATGACTTCGCCAGCCTCGGGGTCTCGCATACGCTTCACGGCGTAGAAGTCATGCTCGTAAACAAGCACCATGTCCGCTTCCTCATCCTCTGCAGGTCTACGGTAGATGCCACCGTTCTTGCCCCGAAGGAACGGGAATGGATACTCAGGTATGGTTACTATCTCGACCCCATCGTCAGTCTCTACTTCTACCTCGTTATCGTCACCCGTTGCTTCCTCAATCTCGGTGCCCAGCACGATCGGAGATTTGATCTTCCCTTTGTGTACACAACCGACACAGCCTGATGGGTTGAGCTTCTCGAACGTGGTGCAGTGGTGTGGACCGCCATGCTTGATGATCTGGTCTACCTTGCGCTCTACTTCCAGCGGGTCGTAGCCGTCATGGCCACTGGACAACTTGTGTACTGCGCTGTCCCTGTCAATACAGAACGAAGCAATGGAAAGCGCTGAGCGCCACAGGGGTTCCTCTATCTCGGCTTGGTGCTCAAAGCAGTGCAGCAGTTGTGCACAGCCTTCACCGTTAGCCGACTTAATCATGATGGTCTTGAACCGCTTGACCTTGTTACCCATCAACGCTTCCATCATTGGACTCATTGAACTAGGTATGAAGTCTGGCTGCTCAGGTTTGGGTTCTGCTGCTCCTAGTATTTCTTTTAGCTGCGCATAAGGTATGCGTGCACTACGCTCATTGATTACCGTGACGGGCTTGGGTTCGGCTTGCTTGAAGTTGAATGTGCCGGGGATACGAAGAATACGAGACGCTTCAAATACTGAAGCATCCACAATCAAGCCTTGCTCTTTGCAAAGCTCGCGGAGCCGATCGGCAAGAGGTTCCCATTCCCTGCGGGACAGAGTCTCCTCGATTAGCCAGTAAGCGTGAATCCCGTAGCCGGAGTTCACTAGGATTGGTTTGGGTAGGCCAACAGCGGTGTAGAACTTTTTGAACTCAGTGAGCCCTACTATCTGGTCGATGTAGCCCTTGATGACGCCGTTCTCATCTGGTGCTGCCTTTGTGGGGCCGCAGTCAATGTCCATCCATAGCGCACGGAAGTAGGTTGCGTTGTCATGCGTCCTTTTATTCAGCGGCCCATACTTGGCACAACCAAAATACGCATCAACGTTCCTACTCACGAAGTCGTTCGCTATCTCATCAAGCTCTTCCTTAGTATCTACAAACCTCTGGTCTGGGTAACGTCCAATCCCCATCACGCAGTAGCGCCCTTCCGTAGGCAGTACGGCGTCGAGTAGGTTGAAGTCGGTCATGTTTATTTGCGGGTTCTGAGTGTGCGCAGGAAGTCGGCGATCTTAGCTTCGTGTGAGGCGCTTGGGTTAACAGAGCCCCAAAACCAGTTGTAGACGGTGGCCCGACTCACGCCGATAGCCTCCGCTACTTCACTAACCGAGATGCCGAGCTTTATGCAACGACTACCCAGATACACGCCACGCGAGCTAATGTCTGCACTGTTATTTGCATCGACTAGTCGCTGGCTGTATCCGTAGCTCATAGTTACTCCTCGCTGCCCCATGCCGCAAGAACAGCATCGAGGTTAGGCTTGGCCGTTGGAGTGGCTACCTCTGCCTTCTTGCTCTCGCGTTTGACTGGCTCGGCGATTTCTTCGGCCTCTACTTTGACCGCAGCTTTGGGGGCTACAGGGGCGGCAGGGGCGGCAGGGGCGGCAGGGGCGGCAGGGGCGGCAATCTTCGGCGCATTCCCAGTCTGAGCTTGGTACGGGGTCATGGTGACCATCTTCTGCACAGCAGGAGTGTTGCCTACCTTGGTAATCACGTCGTAGTGGTTACGCTTGATGTGCTCCACTGGAGTGAACAGCAGCGACTGGTTGTCGTTGTTGTCGTTGAAGCTCATGCGAGTGATGTACCAGTCAAGGCTCTTACCGTTGTTGCCCAGATACTTGATGTAGTTCTCAAACGTATGGGTGTTCTCGGCAGGGCTCTCACCGAACAGAGACTTGGAAGCCAAGTTCATTTGGTACACCTCGCCCTCAAGCGCGGTACCGAAGTCATCCTCAAGCAGCACAGCAATGCGGCGCGAGTAGCGGCAAGCTTTGGAGTTGCCCATGCCCGAACCCTTGATGTTTTGCTGGCAGGTGTCGCAGCGTGCCGACTGGGGATTCTCAGCACCCTCGTCAGGAGCTTGGCCATCATTGGAGAAGCAGTCAGGTGCAGTCGGCTCAGCGTCAGGAGTCCACTGCTTAGCGTAGAAGATGCGTCCCACCTTGGGAGATGAGTTCACAATGACTACGTTGAGGTCACCCTTAACTTTGCCCATTTCCTTGCCGCCAATCTCCTTGCGGAAGATGCCGTTCTTAGGGACGATACGCTTCGTGCCCGTGTTGCCCATGAGGGACTTAGTGAGTTCGCTGACGCCGCCAGTTTGGAGGAAGTCGGGAAGTGCTTGGTCAATTACAGTAATGTTGCTCATTTGAGTGTCTTTCAAGATTTAGAACGTCTAACTACCACGGTGTACTCATTTTCGACATTGAGCCCTTTGGGCAAAAGGTCAGGATTCTCAGCGAGGAAGTCCTTCATGTTTGTCTGATGAAGTCGTTTCTCTAACAGGCCAAATGCACCTTGCTCTTCAATAAAGGTGTACATCGAATCCCAATCGTTCGTCCAGTACCGTGACTTGACCGAGCGAATGATTGTGCCGTGTGGGGTGCGTATGCTACTTGCGTTTAAGTCCTTGCAAGCGTCTAGCATGTTGGACTCTAGGAGCCCTAGCTGGTCTTTCAACACGGAATCCCGTGCATCAAAGTCAGCTTTGATTTCTGCGCGTGCGTCACGAATCTTGATGTAGATGTCCGTGAGCTTGTCTAAGTTTGGGGAAGAGTTTGCCTCTTCGACTGGTTCGTCCATCTGATACTCCTAACGGTTGATAAAGGTGTGGGGGTTGTGTCTGACCCTTCAAATCAGGAGGCAACTATGACCTCAACGCCAACACCCACGGAAAGAACTATACCACAGGATTAGACATTGTCAAATGTTTTCAGAAGAAATTTCTTGGCGGTACAAGTCAATGATCTTCTGGTGGTTGCCTACGTTGTTCCGCAGTAGGGAGTAGACCTTTGCCTCAACTGGACTACCGGAGATGTGCACGATAGTCATGTTGTTCTTCTGGCCGGGTCGGTCGATGCGGGCGTTGGCTTGCAAGTATGTCTCCACACTTGTGCAGGGAGCGTACCAGATGATGGTGTCGGCTGCAGTCAGGGTTAACCCGTGGGAGGCTGCTTGCGGCTGGATGATGAGCACCCTAACATTGTTAGTCTCTTGGAAGTCCTTGACGATGTCGGAGCGTTTGTTGACTGGTACTGAGCCGTTGATGATGGCACAGGGAATGTTGTGCTTGGTTAGGAACTTCTCTAGTACGTCGATGGTATGGGTGAACGGGACGAATACGAGCACCTTGTTGCTGGTCTCGTCGATGACTTCCTTCACTACGTTTAGACGGATGGATACGTCGAAGTCCACCACCTCGCCGGAGTCGGTGTAGATGGAGCCGCAGGCGATCTGGAGTAGCTTGTTGATCTGCACAGCTGCGTTGACAGCCGACACTTCCTCGCCAGCAGCCTCGATAAGCATCTCGGATTTCAGCAGCTTGTAGAAAGCTTTTTGCTGCGGTGTGAGTGGTGCGTCACGGTCTACGAACGTAACCGGAGGTAGGTCAAGACACTGGGCTTTCTCGAACCTAATTGCGGGCTGGAGTATGCGGTGCACAGTATCTTGCGCATCGGGCTTTGGTAGCCAGCGGTACATACTGATCTTGGTCATCACGGTATCTTTGAACTGACCAAAGAACGGAGACACAGCCGTGGGGTTCACTAGCTTTGCCAATCCGTAAGCATCCGCAGGAGACTGCGCTGCAGGTGTACCCGTGAGCATCCACAGGCCCTTGATGGACTTGCACAGAGTACGCATGGTTTTCCAACGTGTGGTCTGTGCGTTCTTGTACGCCGATGCCTCGTCCACTACGATGAGGTCAAAGCCACCGTTGATGATTTCATCCTTGACGATCTCTACGCCGTCAAAGTTGATGACGACAAACTCGGCACCGCCCCTGATGATTTCCTTGCGCTTCGCTGCGCTGCCGTAGGCAACAGATACTGTGCGATGGATAGCGAACTTGAACAGGTCTTGCTGCCATGCCGACTTCATGATCGACAACGGGCATACCACTAACACGCGCTTTACCGCACCAACGCTCATTAGGTAATCGACTGCCCAGATGACTGATGCAGTCTTGCCCGTGCCCTGCTCGTTGAAGCAGAACGCTTTACGGTTTGAGATTAGGAACTGAGCGGTTGTCTTCTGATGGTCGAACGGCGAGAACCCGTGTGGGCGTGGCCATTCATATTCTGATAGGTTCATAGGTTCATTTCTTCCTTCGTTTTTAGTCTAACCCGCAAGCTCTTTATGTTTTTTTCTAACATCTGGGCCTCGTGCATTCGTTCAGCTAAGGAGCTGATGTCATCTCCAGACTCGTTTGCCAACTCCCACCAGTCTACCCAACCCCTACCAAAGCGTAGGAGCCATATTTGCTCGTCCGTCATTTCTTCTTTGGTTTGTTGACCTTGACTGTGTGGTCTGAGTTGCGGCTGAACGAACGGTTGGCGCTCGGTGCTTTCAGCTTCAAGTTGCTCGGCGCATTGGTGCCCCCCTTACTCAGGGGGATGGCGTGGTCAATGTCCTTACCTGTGCGGTCGATACCCTTAGCGTCCATTTCGTCGCGTGCTTTCTGACGCTTCGCACGGGTAGGGGCTTCCCCCCGTTCGATCTGCTGCTGGTATTCCTTTTTGTAGGGGCGGGCTTTATTCACGTAGGGCATTTTTAACTCCTGTTGTATTCACAATCTTTGACTGCGCAGAATCTGCACAGGGGCCCACTTACTGGGTTCCATACCCCATTTTCTATCGCTGCTTCGATACGCGCAACATCTTTTGCCGGTGCAGCTACGTAGGCGTCCTTCATGTCGGCGTGGTGCTCAGCCTTGATGAACTCCTTACTCACTACGAAAAGCAGGGCTGACTTCACCCTAACAATGTTAGGCCAGCGGGCAAAAATTCCGGCAGCAACTAGGTCAAGCTGCTTCACATCCGCGTACCGTGCGTTCTTGCTTGTCTTGTAGTCGATGGAGTGGGCAAGCCCTTTCTCCTCGTCCAGAATAACCAAGTCGGCGATGCCATGCCACCACACGTCCGGTGCGTCAAAGTCACAAGCCTTCAGGTCTTTGGTAAGCCCCAGCTTCACCTCGACTAGCTTCTCGCCGGGGATAGCATTCAGTTGGTCAAGCATCCCTTGTAGGTATGCAAACTGCGGTGGGACAGGAGTGCCCTTGCCGATGTAATCCTCTGCTACCGTATGAGCAGCCTTGCCGTAAAGCGTAGCTGTTGTGTCGGGTTCCCGAATCGCATCTGGTGCAATCTTGGCGTGGTAGTACTTGCGTGGGCACTGCTGGAATGTCTTCAGCGAACTGAACGACCAGACGATGGGTTTAACAGTCGCCATAACTCTCTCCATATCCTGCTTCACAATTTAGGGGTAGCTCCGGTGCCCATGAGGGACGTAGCCGCATACACAACTCAACGTACTCCTTGGCTATTTCAGCCTCGGCTTTACGCGCCACGACAGCAATAGCATCGTGCACCGTCATCACTACGGGGTACTTCTTGTTAGCCATCAACATCTGCTCGCCGATCACAATGCGGGCAAGCGCCTGACAAACATTCTCGATCACCTTGCCACCATAGATGCGGTTGGGGATAACTGCTTTGCCCTTCTTGGTGTCGTACACAACCTCGACCTTGCCGGACTCTTCATCCTCACGTAGGCGCAGGTTGGGGTACTTCAGGTACAGACCGTTGGGCAGCTTGATTCCTTTAGCGCCATCGACCTCAAGCAGATTACCCCGGCCAAAACTAGTCTGCTGGTTCTGTAGTATTGCCTTGAGCATGTTCCCAGCTGTAGCCCATAGCTTTACAATTTCGGGGTATGTAGCGCGGTAGGTGTCAATGATGCGCTTGGCCTCTTCCAGCGTAACTTCAACGCCAAAGTTCTTTAGCTGCAACTGAAACTTAGCTGCGCCCATGCCGTACCCCGCACCGAGAATCGTTGTCTTGCCCACAAAGCGTTCGCGCTCGTTGGCTTTAGTTACTTGGAACCCGTAGATAGCCGACGCCATGATGCAGTAAACATCCTCCCCACGGTCAAACGCATCCACCAAGTCATCTTGGCCAGCTAACCATGCGAGCGTACGGGCTTCAATCTGCGATGAGTCTGAATCCAATATCACGTAACCATCCTCGGGGATGATTGCGTACTTCAGCGGCGAGTTGCGTGGCAGGTTCTGGAGGTTCAGTTTGTCGTCGCCGCCCCAGCGTCCGGTGTGTGCAGCGTAGTAGCGGAGGGGAACTGGCATAGGGCCGCGTTTGGCAATCCCAATGAAACGTTCGGTTCGCGTCTCTTCGAGGGTTGACTTAACGCCTAGCCGTGCGGCTACGATGGATTGCACGATCACGTTCTCGTGCTCAAGCAGCGCCTTGAATGCTTCGTCTGTCTTAGAGAATGCGTAGGTCATCTTACCCGTGGCTGGACTAACCTTCATAGGCACAACAACGCCCAAGTCCTCAAGCACCTTCGCAAGCTGGTTGTTGCTCATCAGCTGGTCTTTCTCGATCAGCATCTTGTTCATCAACTCCTGCTTCCTGTGCTTCACCGCCTGCAAGTGCGCCTCCAAAGCAGCTGTGCGTAGGTACAGCCTCGGCTCAGAGAACATGCGGATGGTCAGGTCAATCAGTCGCAGCTCAGTCGGCGGGAAGCCCACTGCCATCTTCTGGAACAGTGCGTAGGTCATGGCGGTGTCGTTGCAGCAGTACTGACCGTATCGTGCAAGCTGGTCGGCGGGGAAGTCCGTGCGGTGCAGTCCCTTGGCCATGATGACCTCGTCGCCTTTTGTACCTACACCGTAGTGCTTCGCAAGCACAGCCAAGCTGCCACCTACCTCAGTGCCGTGCAGTGCTCGGCCCATCGACAGCGTATCCAGCCAGCCCTTGGGCTTGATACCGAATACCCACGTAAGGATAGACGCATCGAACGGAGCGTTGTGGGCTAGGGCTAGGGAGTTCTCCCAATCAAAGGTAGTCAGAAATGCAGCCGTCTCGGCCATAGTCCCACTGAACCACTCGGGCTCCTCATCATTCCTTTGCACCGACACGCCGATGACCTCGAACTCGGGGGAGCGCACGTACTCCTCATTGGTAACCTTTGTGAGACTGAACTCCTGCGAGTAGTAGGTCTCAAAGTCTAGGGTGAGGATGTTCATTTGAAAGAGCCCAAAAGGCCACCAGAGTTGTTTTGTAGTGCGCTTTTGTTTTGGGTGTTGTGGTCGTATGCTTGGCTTTGCGGAATGCTGGTGTTCACATACGCTGACCCAATAACCCCTTTTTCAGATGTACCCCAAGCACCCTGCATCTGGTCGTCTAGCAGCGTACGCATAACCGTGTGGTCGAACTCCTGTCGACGTACTTCTTTGAGCTTCTCGTGCAGTGCGCCCTTCTCTGGTTCGGTCAACACTTCACGGAAGTTCTCCTTGAAGATGAAGCGCCACTTGGGTGCGTCTCCAAAGAACTCCGCTGGGTTGGTCTCCATGCGAGCGAGGATTGCGTTTATGCCTGATGAGTAAGTTGCCATTTCATTTCTCCTTAGTTACGTTTTTAGCCATCTCGATGTGCAGTTCGAGGTCAGCTAGGTTGCTTTCGTTGATGATTAGCGCGACGCCACCGCAGTTGGTTATCTGCTTGATGTGCTTGTCTTGTAGTGCTGTTGTGGTGCCCTTGCCCGCTTTGGCTTCGATTGCGATAAAGTAACCGCATACACAGCAAAGGAAGTCGGGAACACCTGAGTTACCGTAGCCGCTGCCCACAGGCATAGCGTAGTAGATGTTGTTGTCGGTGAGAATTGCCTTGATCTTTTTCTTGACCTTGGCTTCGGGTGTGTCTGCCATCAAACCCACTCCACGTAGGTGTTACCCTTGTGCTGAAGTATCGCTAGTCTGTATGCGGGTACGGTCTTTGTATCCTCCCCGTGGCAGGACTCGCACAGAAACTCAATGATTAACCCCCGTCGCCGTGAGCTGGGGTTGCACGTATCGGCAGAGGGGAACTGTGTGGCCTCTACTGAGTGAGCGTTTTGGGCTATGACCGTTGTAATCTCAGCGTCTTCAGCCCGCTCGAATATGGTTGTGTCTCGCTGGTGTAAGTAGGGTTCACTACACCGAGGGCAGTGCAGTACCCCGCTATCGTCCACGTAAGCCTCTTGCATTCCAAATGTCATCTAATCACTCCTGTTGTTTATGGAGTGACTCTAACACAGGATTTGACTTTGTACAAGTACAGACGTAAAAAAGCCGCCCGAAGGCGGCTAGTGTTTACCCTAACAATGTTAGGCTTTAGAAGCAGGTGGTAGTGCAGTTGTTGCCATTGCAGCAGGTTGTGCACGTAACGTACTTGCCGTTGTAATACATAGTGTTCGTAGAGCAAGCTGCCCAAGTAGCTGTTGCAGCACAAGCAAGGTAGAGGCCGATAAAAAGTGTTTTCATGTTAGTTCCTTGGTGGATTAAGATTCTTTGGACAGTCGGTTAGCGTACCACGCTAGCTTACCCGCATCCTGCACGGCGTTGTCCTTGTGCCCTGCACGGCTTGCGTACTTGAGCACGTTGCCCTTGAGGTAGCCACGGAACTCCTCCGGCGTGAGCTTAGCCTTGATGAAGTCGATGGTCTCGATGCCCCCCACCTTGTAGTGCTCGGGGTGATTCACGTTGTCCACTGGGTCGAGCAGAACGATAGGCATAGCAGCGGCACCCGAGTCAGTCACGACCACGATCGGGTTTGTTTTCTTTGCCATGCGTATACGCTTGGCACGCAGTCGGTCGTACTGCTTTAGGGAGTACACGTTCTCACGCTTGACGCCCAGAGCTTTAACAACCTCATCGGGTTTGGCTTTGGGGTTCTCACGTAGGTATGCACGGATACGACTTGCGATTGTGTTTTTCGAGCTTATGGTCATTTCATTTCTTTCAGTTGGTTGTTGGCGTACTCAGTAAGAATTTCTCTAATCTTGGCTTGCTTTGTATACGCGAAGTGGGTGTCGAAATACTCCACCACCTCCCTCGGTAGACGCAAGCTCGTGCCGACCAACGTAGGCTTCTTACCGGGGCCTCGGGTCATGCGTTTCTTGGGTAGCTTTAATTCCTCAATGCCTGTGGTCATTTGCTGTTCTCCCACATGGCTTTGCGTAGTTGCGCCATTGCATCTTTCAGGTCGCGCTGGTACTGCTCGATGGCTTCCTGCTGCTGCTGCATCTTTGCGTAGGCATCGTTGGCGAACTTGGCGAGGTTCTCGTTAGTCCATGTGGCGAAGTTAGGTGTGTCTTTCATAGTACTACTTTCAAAATAGGGGATTGCTCCCGAGGACGTACGCACCGTGCGTACTGGATAAAGGAAGTCGGCGTGTCCACGAACACGCGGTTCTTGAGCGTGTCTCTTGTGTGGAACATCTCGGGGTACATATCTTTAAGCGTCTCGATGTACTCCTCTAGTTTTATGTTAGGTGTAGCAGAGTAGTTCTTGTCTGGCGGTACTTTGCTTAGGTCGCGCAAGTATTGGCGCTGTGTCTCGTTGAACGGGGACACACAATCATTGATGAGCCTTTCAGCAGCTGTCATATCGGTTCCTTAGTTATGGTTTAGGGCAGTTCTCGGGGGGCACAACTACGCACCAAACGGCGCGGTAGTATCTCTGGCGACCAGTGGTTGTCCACCGATCAATGTAGGCATCAGGCATAGCTTTCAGAGACCGCAATACTGAGTTCTCAGGTGCCCCAGTAAGGTCGGCCATCTGGGCAACAGTCAGCCCATCGGCATCACCCCGCAGCAGAATCCGCAGGGCAAGCACGTTTGACTTTCTCATGTGGCTCCTTTAAGCGAACCCCAATCGTCGTACAACCCACATGCTGTAACAACGGCGTGGTCTTTCTTGCTGTATGCCGGATACCAAAACCAGCAAGTGCTTACCTCTACGCTCCGGCACAGGTTGCCGTAGTCGTCTGTAAAAAACCAAACTTTTCTCATTTGTAGCCCTCGGCCTTCATGAACCTCTCCATGACCTCGGTCTGAAACTTTGCTTGCTTCGCAGCGGATTCCCAGAATTCAATGAGGGCGTAGTGGTTTATGAGCCATGCGAACTTGCGTATCTCAGGTGTCAGGGTTAGCCCAGCTTCCTTGGCTATTGCGTCAACGTCTTTCATTTCATATCCTCCTTATCCATGTTTCGTTTAGGTAGCGGCAACCAGCCAAGGCACCAATTGTCATTCCAGAACCCCGGAATACAAACTCCTCCTCTAGTAAGCAGAAGGACTTTGGTTGTGGGCGGTGCCTTGCGGTCACCTGCATGGGGGTACAAAAACTCGTGCCCCTCGGCGAGATAGCGTTGATCTGTCATCGTGCGTCCTTTAGATATAGGTGCTTGCCTTTACCTGCCCAGCGAGTTCCGGGCAGCGGCTTTACTTTTCTCATGCTCTGACGCACTCGATGTCCACACATCCACCAAAATAACTTGCGGAATTTACGTCGCTTCATGATTATTTTTGCCCTTCAAAGTTTTCAATGTGTGTCTGCAAGTCAACGATGCGGGCTGTTTGGCGTGTCAACATTACTTCCAACCCCTCAATACGTTTTGCCATGCGTTGCATCTCCTCAACCAGCACGGCTTCGGTGTTGTAGTCGGGTTTGAATTGGTTAGCCGCTTTGATTCCGCGATTTAAGCACCATGCAATCACATTTTCGTCAGTCCACTCGTTTTGCGGCGGTTTGTACGAAGCTCTCCAACTTTTTACTTCTGCCAACGCTTCTTCAAAGTTATACGGTAGTCGTGAAAATGCCATGTATCACTCCTTAATGCTGTCTTCTGACACTGCCCCACAAGCCTCGCGCTCGTCAGCACGGATAAGGTCGGCGAAGGTTTGCAGGTCTTCCTCGCTGAAATGTACAGACGATGCTAGGTTCCAGTCGCCATGTTCCCAATACGCTCCGGCCTCTGCTGCAAGCTCAATGTTTCGTTTGTTCATTTTGCATTCCTCTGTTGTTCTGCCGCAAGCTCGTCACGTACCTTGAGGTACATGGCTTTGTAGTCTTTGCAATGCGGGCACTCGCGCCCGATACCATCCAAGTAGCCGCGTTGGTATGCGGATTCAGGGTCAGTTTCTTGGGGCGTCCAAGGGCACATACACCCCGGCAATATGCTTGCGTGCATGCCTTTAACCATTCCACAGTTAGGGCAGGTGTTCATGTCATCTCCAGTCCACGCGGTGGCGTGCAGGTGTGTATCACAGTCAAGTCAGCCGTGCGCTTACCGCATCGGGGGCAGAAGTTGCGAGGCTCCTGCGGCTGTGGAGTGGTGTAGAGAGGGATTGTGTTGAGCCTTTCCTGCTTCCAAGTAACATGCGGCAGTATTTTGTCTTCTGGTGGATAATGTTTGGGGTCGCGTAACCACGCCACCGGCTCCTGCGCTGGCTGTTCAGTCCTCAGTCGTTTGATTTCGGTCACAAGCGCCGCTGTTGTCTCCATGTCTACCGGAACTATTCCTCCGGGTATTAGCCATTCTTTTTTCATATGTTCCAACTTTCTGCCAATGCAACGGCGTTTTCTTTAGTTGTAAATACCGACCCGCGCTTGTCCCGAAAGCGCAGACAGTTGATGCCCTGTGCGTTGTAGATGCCGTGTGCACCTTCAGGGTATGCGTCATTCATTGCAAACGGGGTGTACGGGGGTTTAGCAAAGTACGGATTGGGTTCCGCAGAGCGTATGTCCCCGCATACAAACGTGTCGTATGCAAT